GGGCAGGGGCGTGAGGTGGCGGTGTGGGCGGCGTTTGCCACCTTGCCGGATCTGCACGTTCTGGCGGCAGCCAGGCCAGCGCGCGCGGCGTGGCCGTGGCCGCTGTGGCCGGCGCTGGCGTGGTGGCTGCTGGCGCTGTGGCAGCTGCCACGCTGGGCGGCCGCCGCCGGGCTGGTATGGTCTGTGCTGCTGTTTGTGCTGTACTGGCAAGACAAGCGTGCGGCGCAGGCCGGTCGCTGGCGCACGCCGGAAAGCACCCTGCACCTGCTGGCAGTGGTGGGAGGCTGGCCCGGTGCGGCATTGGCGCAGCACTGGCTGCGTCACAAATCGGCCAAGCCCGGTTTTCGCCGTGTGTTCTGGTTGACGGTGCTGCTGAACCTGCTGGCGCTGACGGCCTGGGCGTGGCCCGCACTGCCTGCTGCACTGCTGGCTGCCAACTTCGGCTAGAATACGCGCCACTCTCGCATAAGGAAGAACAAGATGCCATCGTTTGACATTGTGTCCGAAGTGGACAAAAACGAAGTCCGCAATGCGGTAGACCAATCCAACAAGGAAGTTTCTACCCGCTACGACTTCAAGGGCAGCGACGCCCGTATCGAAAGCGGCGACAAGACGCTGACGCTGTTTGCCGACAGCGAATTCCAGCTGGATCAGGTGAACGACATCCTGACCACCAAGCTGGCCAAGCGCGGTGTGGACGTGCGCTGCATGGAGTACGGCAAGCTGGAGAAGGTCAGCGGCAACAAGGTGAAGAAGGTGCTGACCGTGAAGGAAGGCCTGGAAACCGACCTGGCCAAGAAGATCGTGAAGCTCATCAAGGACAGCAAGCTGAAGGTGCAAGCCAGCATCCAGGGCGAGGCGGTGCGCGTTTCCGGCGCCAAGCGCGACGTGCTGCAAGAAGTGATGGCACTGATGCGCAAGGAAATTGCCGGCGATATGGAAAACGGCTTCCCGCTGCAGTTCAACAACTTCCGCGATTGATGCCATAGCCGGCCACGTTGTGCAAACGTTGGCCGCATGACGCGACAAGGCCGCTGCACATGCAGCGGCCTTGTGCTTTGTGGCGCTTAGCGGTCCAGGTCGGCGGCGCTGTGGCGTTCGGCCAGTTGCTCGGCCTCGTCGCCCCAGGTGCGGTTGACGCGGCGGCCACGTTGTACCGCCGGGCGTTCGGCGATCTCGCGTGCCCAGCGCTGTACGTGCGGGTAGTCGTCCACCTGCAGGAACTCGGCGGCGCCGTACAGCTGGCCCAGCACCAGCGCACCGTACCACGGCCATACCGCGATATCGGCAATGCTGTAGCTGTCACCGCCCAGGTACGGGCTGTCGGCCAGGCGGCGGTTCAGCACGTCCAGCTGGCGCTTGGCTTCCATGCTGAAGCGGTCGATCGCGTATTCGATCTTCACCGGCGCGTACTGGTAGAAATGACCAAAACCGCCGCCCAGATACGGCGCGCTGCCCATCTGCCAGAACAGCCAGTTCAGCGTTTCGGTGCGGCCGGCTAAGTCCTGCGGCAGGAACGCGCCGAACTTTTCTGCCAGGTACAGCAAGATGGCGCCGGACTCGAACACGCGTACCGGCTGCTCGCCGCTGTAGTCCATCAGTGCCGGGATCTTGCTGTTTGGGTTGACCTCGACAAAGCCACTGCCGAACTGGTCACCCTGCTGGATACGGATCAGCCAGGCATCGTATTCGGCGCCGGTGTGGCCTAACGCCAGCAGTTCTTCCAGCAGGATGGTGACTTTCACACCGTTGGGGGTGGCCAGCGAGTACAGCTGCAGCGGATGTTGGCCGCGTGGCAGTGCTTGCTCGTGGGTGGGGCCGGCAATCGGGCGGTTGATATTGGCAAACTGGCCGCCATTGGCCTGTTTCCACTCCCAGACGCGGGGCGGGGTGTACGGTTGCTCGCTCATGCGGGGCTCCTGCGGTAGTAGACAAGGTTGGCCGCAAGGCGCGGCATGGCAGGCAGATGGGGGCGGGGCGGCAGGCTTAAAGACGCGTGGCCGGGCGGCTGGCAGAATGAAGCGCGGCGCGAAAATTGAGCGCCATTCTGCGCGATAAATGGGACAGCTTTCATTTTCCAGCATTTGCAAAGGAATTTCACTTTTACAGTTCAAAGGGGCCTTTCGGCCCCTTCGTCGTTTCTGGTCAGGATCACCAGTTGCGGATGATCAGCTCGCCCTTCCTGTCCTTGCTGCGGCCGGCACCGCCCACCGTGTAGTTGATGTCCACCCGGTCAATGGTCAGCCCGTCGAACGCCTGGCGCATTTCCGGGATGTCGTTGACCGAGATGATCATGCGCCCCTGGATGGTTTTGGCCAGCTCGGCCATGCGCTGGTACTGGTGCAGGCCGAAGTCGATGCCATAGCCTTCGGTGCCCCAGTACGGTGGGTCGCAGTAGATCAGTGTGTGCTCCCGATCGTACTTCCTGATGCAGTCCGCCCAGTCCAGGTTTTCGATGTAGGTACGGCTCAAGCGCAAGTGTGCGGCCGACAGGTCTTCTTCCAGGCGCAGCAAGTTCAGTTTGGGTGGGCTGGTGGTCGCCGTGCCGAACGACTGTGATTCGACCTTGCCGCCAAATGCCATCTTCTGCAGGTAGAAAAATCTCGCCGCACGCTGGATGTCGGTCAGCGTCTCCTCGGGCGTGATCTGCAGCCACTTGAAGATTTGCCGCGAGGTCAGCGCCCATTTGAATTGCCGGACGAACTCCTCCAGATGGTGGCGCACGACCCTATATAGGTTGACCAGCTCGCCGTTCACGTCGTTGATCACCTCGACCTTGGTCGGCTCTTTCAGGAAATAGAGCGCGGCCGCACCGCAGAACGGTTCGACGTAGCAGGTGTGCTCCGGGAACAGCGGGAGAATGTGTTTTGCCAGGCGACGTTTGCCGCCGATCCACGGCACGATGGGTGTTGCTGTTGCTTGTAACATCTGCAAGCCTCTTTCCAAATGTGAAAATCACCGATAGGCTTACCGAACCGTGGGCCTACGGTAGGCAGCCTTGGGATGACTTGCAGGCTATCTCTGCGGGTCAGCTGGCCGGGCGGGTGCTCTAACACCCACCCGGTCGCTGTCTTCTCTCCTACGCGCTCAACAAGCGGCGCGCATCGTTGTACTGCAATCCCAACTGGTAGCGGGAACTCATCAAGTGCCGTGCAGCGTCATCCAGACGCAGGCCGTGTCGCACCTGCTCCTTGTACGCTTGCACCTCACACCACTGCCGGTAGCGTGGCCACAGCGCCAGCAGCGTGCCCTGCAGGCCGCCGCAGGCCAGCACAATGACCACCAGCAGCAGCGCTGCTATGGCACTAGCTTGGCACCACTGCAGCACATGACGGTATTCATGAGCGTGCAGGCCGGCATCGTGGCGGTAGGCCGGGCGGATGCGTACCAGCGGACCGTTGGCCGCACCGGCCACACCGACCGGCAAGCGGTCGGTGTGGATCACCAGGTGCGGGAGCTTCACGGATTGATCTCGGCCAGTGCAGACGGGTCGGGGTTCTCGCCGTTCGACCAGTCGCGGCAGGCATCAATGAAAGTCTTCATCTTCGCTTTCTCTGCCGCGTCGTCAGCCATCAGCACATTAAGCTGGCGGTACTCTGGATAGTGCGCGCGGATGTGATGTGCGCACAGCTCACGGGCATGGCCGGCCGCAATTTGCGCCAGCAGATCATTATTCGTTGCATTCATAGACTTCTCCTTTTCTTGTTACGCGGGCTGCATTGCGCGGGCGTAGATCGGCAAATGTTCGTCTGGCAAATAGCCCAGCCATGCATGCGGCAGCATGAACTCAAGCTCGATGGGCGCCGTCATACCGACGAGGACCTGGCCGTAGTAAGCACGCAGGCCGTCGTCACCATTGTGGTGGCTTGCGATACGCTTCCACTGCGTACCGATGATCTTGCTGTTATTCGGCTCACCAGTCATCACGCCCGATGCCAGCCGTGCCCAGACAGACAGCGTGATCGACCGACCCGCCACGGACATCGGATAGCCCCACGCAAGCGGCAGAGGAATGACGGGTACGCCGCCCTGGTCTTGTGTCGTACCCGGCCGCGGAATCACGCGCACGCGCAGCACTTGCGGCAGTGGGCAGTAGTGCTGCGGCCGGATAAAGCCGTATTCACCATCTACCAGCGGACGCGTTCCCAAGATGATGACTTCGCTATTCGAGCACCAGGCATAGAAGCCGGTCGGCAGCGTGCCTTTAACGCCGACAGTGCCATCTTCAACACCGGCAGCTGCACCGCTCCACAACAGGTTGTTGGGGAACGTGTTGATCGCCGGGTATTCACCACGCACGCCCGCCCGCCAGTTTTCCAGCTCGGCGATTTCAGCGGCTACTTTGGCATCGATTTGCCCCATTTTTGCGGCGACTTCACCCGTCAGCCCGTTTGCAGCGGCAACAAGGTCCGCGATGTTTTTCTCAAGACTCATAGTCAACTCCCAAGGAAAGGCTGCAGCGCAATGCGTTGCAGATTGATGAGGCCGGCGGCTTGCGCTGTAGCCAGCTCGGTTATCTGTGCGTGGCGTTCGTCAACCACGGCTTTCAGCTGCATGCCCTGGCCTGCGGCCTTTGCAACTTGTTCTTCGGCTTCTTTAAGCCATCGCTCTGCAGCGGTAAGTCGCCGCCCCTGCTCGTTCAGCTCATCACCACGCTTCATGCCGCGATGCATCTCGCTGATCTGCGCGATGGCCAGCTCGGTGTATTCCTCGGCCATCGCCAGCGACAGCCCAGCCCCGGTCGACTGCACCGTGACGCTGTCCGCCGGTACCGCCGACAGAGTCAGGTCGTAGGCCAGCAGCAGGTCGACACCGCTGGCTTTGTAAGCCAGTGGCTTGGCCGGGTCGCTCCAGATCGCCAGGCAGGTGCCGTCGGCGAGGTAGAAGCCCACCTCCCGCACCCAGAATTCGGCATTGCCGTCCGCCAGCGCGGTCAGGTGGATCTGGCGGCTGGTCAGGCGCTGGCCGTCGGCCACCGGGTAGCGGGCGCGCTCGGACTGCAGCCGCGTCATGCCCTGGTTCGGGGTATACGCGGCGTCGCCGAGGGCGATGTGGGTGATCTGGGCCGACACGCCGTCGTTCGACGCGCGCCAGATCGCGTTGAGGCCGGCCTCGGTGATGGTCGGCAGTAAGGGGGTGCTCATTGGGCCTCCATGGATACGCGAATGATGGACAGCGGCCGCGCCGCGTTGGCGAGCCGCACAGGGTTGAGGGCGGCGGTCGGCTGCACTGCAACAGGCGTGGCGCTGACGCGGGCGACAGCGGCAGCCTGGCCGACACTGGCGAGCCGCAAGGGCTGCTGCGCCAGCGTCGGCTGGACTGGCTGAACCTCGCTGCTCCAGCGGCCAACGGCGGCGATCTGGCCGGCGCTGGCGATCTGTAGCGGCTGGTCGAAACGCACCCCCACTTTGAAGTCGAAGCTGGAACGCACCGGCTTGACCATGTCGACCATGCGCTGCAGCCGCTCGTACAGCTCGGCCGTCAGTACTGGCGCGCCAGGCAACAAGTTGCTGTTGACCCAGGCCGTCAGCGCGAAGGTGTACGGTGCGGCCGCCGGCTGTTGCTGCCACCACTCCACCAGCGTCACATCCACGTTCAGCACACCGAATACTTCCTTCACCGCCCACACCGTGCCCTTGTAGCGGTGCAGCTCGACGGCCCGCTTGATCAGGGTGCGGCGCTGCTCGTCGGTGTTAGCCAGCAGCCAGCCCTCGTCGCCCATCACATGCATCTGCTCGGCCAGCAGCGGCAGCAGGTCTGCGCCGACCAGGTCGACCAGATAAACCAGCAGTGTCGACAGGTCGAGCCGGGAAAAGCGCTCAGTCAGAGTGGCGAGCGGGCCGAAGCGCGGATCGTTGGCCAGTACGTTGGGCACGGCGGTCTGCTGCAGGCGGTCAGCCATCGATGCCTCCCGCCAGCTCCACGCTGATCTCGGTGCAATGCGCCCAGCCTTCCGGCGGTACGGCCAGTGCCTGGAGCGGCTCCAACAGTTCGACCTGGTACACGCCGGCGACCGACAGCACCGCGACGATCTGCGACGGCACCGGGTCGCGGCCGAGTGCTGCGGACTGGGTGAGCGCGTAAGCTGCAGCCGCGTCGTGGGCAGTGTCCAAGGTGGTGCTGGCATCGGCGCTGCTGAACAGGGTCAGGCGAGCGCGGATCGCGTAGGGGTACTCCCCCGGTGGCAGCACCTCGACTAGGTCGGTCATCGGCCGCGTCTTGTCGGCGCTGCAGGTGGCGGTGACGGCCGCCAGGATGGATGCCCCCGGCAGGCCGGACTTCACCAGCGGGAACAGGCGCACCACGCCGGCCGGCACGCCGTTCTGAGAGACCAGCTGGCCGTTCTGCATCACCAGCTGTGGGCCAACTACGGCTACGTCGACGATGTCCTGGTGCGCACGCAGGGCGTGGTGGCGGTACGCCAGGCGGCTGCCGGCAACGGTGAACGACTCGGGGGCCAAGCGGATGCGATCGCGCAGGCGGTCGTCGGTCTCTTCGTCGGCACCGCCCAGCGTGACGCCGAGGTTGGCCACCGTGTCGACGTCGACACCCAGGTCATCGACCAGCGCGTTCACCTGGCCCTGCAAGTAGCCGTTGGCGGCCGAACCGGGTTCGATCGCCACCACGGCCAGGTCGGCATAGGTGGCGGCGGCCGGGACGATGATCTGGGCTTCGGTCTGGAACTGCACGCCACTGCCGGTCTCGACGCGGGTCTCGGCGGGGATGGCCAGGGCGCTGGCCAAGGCTTCAGTGAAGGTCAGACGCACGATGCAGCGGGCGCTTTGTGCTGGCAGCCGGCTTACCCCCACCAACTCGCCCAGGTAGTCCAGCATCGGCGCGCGGGCGAAGGCCACCAGGTTCTGGCGGCCGGTATCGTTGATAGCGGCGCGGGTGACGCTCTCGCGGTAGGCAATCAGGTCGATCATCAGGCGGTCGACGTGGGCCGGGTACAGCGTCTTGCCGGTCATCGCCTCGTAGGCGCTGATCAGCTCTTGGGTGACCGCAGTCGGGTCGTCGGAAATGAACTTCGGGAGGTCGCTCACAGCGCCACCTCCGTCTCGACTTGCACGCCGTTGGCCAGGCGCGATTGCACAAGCAGGCGGACGTGGCCAGGTGTGAGATGGTCGAACAGCACGCGCTCAACGGTGACACGCGGCTCGCCGTACAGCGGGTCGCTGATGGCTTCGACCACCTCACGTACCACATGCGGCCGGGCGCGATCCACCGGGTAATCGAGATATTGGTGCAGCTTGCTGCCAAACTGCGGCCGTAGCGGATCGGCACCCTTCGGGGTGCGCAGGATCACGCGGATAGCCTGGTGGATGTCGTCGAAGTTTTCGACGACGCCGTCCCCGCCAAGGGCGGGCTGCCAGTGCAGTGAGGAGATGTCAGATAGCCGGGTCATGGCGACATGGTGCCGCCGCGCCCGCCCGAGGGATATTAACGGGGTTTAATGATGAGCTGGTTGATACACGTACAGTGTCAAGTCTGCCGCTCCCTGCTCTGGATGGTAGGGGCTGCCTGTGGCGGTAAAACCTGCATACTTAAGGTAGTGATGCATCGCAGGGTTCCCGGTCGTCGCATATATTGCTGAGCCAGCTGCGGCCTGGATGAGTTCATGGATGATTTTTTGTCCTAATCCCTGGCCGCGATAGGCTGCCGCAACGTAAGCCCAGCCAAGTTCTAAGGGAAAATCTGTAGCAGATAGGCTGCTTCGTGCTTTTTGTTGGAACACCTTCAGACGATACTCCGTACGTGGGTTCTTCAGAGCGCCTATTGCGGCTAGGTTGCCGTCATGGTCATGACCAAACAATAGGAATTGACTGCGTTGGATTATCTCCTGCAACCCCGCACTCGCCACTTGCCCACCATCACGAACAAATTTAGCAAACTCATCAATCTCGTCACTAGAACACTGACTTGGGCTTTTGACTGTAAAGCTGATGGGCATGGTATCTCCATGGATTGGATTCAGTGGGAATGATGATTGGAATTGCCGCCTGAGTCCATTACGGCACCGCTGGCGTCGATATTGCCGTCGACCTGGACGTTGCCCTCGACCTGCACGCCACCGCTGATGGTGGCGGCCGCACCAGCACCACCCGAGCCGGCCATGCCACTCTGGTAGGTCAGTTTGCCCTTGACTAGCAGATTGCCGGTGGTCTCGGTGTCTGGCGTGTCGATCGTCACCTTAGTGCCGGCCTTGAGCAGGATCTCCGCGCCGACTTCGACGATCACCTTCTGGATGCCGCCCTTGATCGTCAGCATATGGCTGGCGCGGTCGTATTCCAGCTCGGTATTGTCGGCAAAGCGGCGGTGCCACTTGTCGCGGCTGGCCACCGGCACCGCGTCGGCCTCCGAGAAGATCGCGCCCAGCACCACCCCATCCTCACCGCGTGCATCCAGCAGCACGGCCACGTGCTCGCCCAGGTCGGGCAGCCAGTAGTCCTTGTCACGCTTGCTCTTACGGGTCAGTACCGGCAGCCAGGCAGTGCGCAGGTTATCCAGCTCGGGCAGGCGCACCCGCACGCGCATGCTCTTCTCGTCGACGGCGGCCACGGTGCCGAACTTCAGGGTAGAGCCAGCTTCGGCAAAGGTTTCGTTCATGGTTATTTCCTCTTGGTTGTGGTGCCTACCGCCTGCACTTTGCCGTCCTTCACGCCGTACACCACCATCCCCTTGGGTGCCGCAGGCTTCTTGCTGGCGCTCTTGGCCTTGGCTGCCGGTGCTACACGCTTCAGCTCCAGCGTGGTCAGGTAGCCGTCGCTCCGGCTGATGCGGTGGGTGGCGCGGGTGATGGTGTAGTTGCCGGACAGCTTGCCCAGGTCGGCCAGTGAGATCACGCTGCCGGCGGCCAGCACCGGGTCACCCTCGACGGTGATTTCCATGCTGGTGCGGTCGAGCAGACGGCGATCGAGGTGGGCGCGGGCCTGCGCCTCGGCGGCCTGCTTGGTCGGCGCGCGGCGGGTCAGCTTGACGGTGTCGGCGCTGCTGCCCTTGCCGGCATCGGTGCTGCCGACCACGGTGGTCTCGCCGTTCTTCACGCCATACACCACCAGCTGCTTGCGCTTGGGGTCGTGGTACTTCACCTGTGCAGAGGCTGGCACGTCGCTCAGCTTGTCGGTGGCCTGCCAGCTGATCAGCTGCTCCGGGCGATAGCTGCGCACGGACTTGGCCAGATGCAGGTCGGCACCCTTCCAGAACACGAGCTTGCTGTTGTTCTCGGTCACCTTGAAGGCGTAGCCATACTCCCCGGCCAGGCGGGCGAGGAAGGCCAGATCGGTTTCGTGGTACTGCGTAGCCCGGTCGATGGCGATCGCTTCGATCTTGCCCACCAGCGTCATCTTGTGAGCCTTGGCCACGCGCTGGGCAATCGCTGCCAGCGTGATCTTCTCGTAAGCGCGACCCTTGCGGGTGCGCACAGCCTTCTGCACGCCGGTGGCCAGGGCGCGGATACGGACGGTGGACGGCGGTGCCTGGTAGCCGACCTCATCGATGTCGAAGCGGCCGACCGAGACCAGCGGCGCCCCCAGGTAGCCCAGCTTCAGCGTCAGCGCTGCGCCCTTGTCCGGGTACCAGCTGTCGAGCCAGCGGTCGTCACTGTCCTCCAGCTCGACGTCCAGCTCATCCGACTCAGCCGACAAGTGGTCGATATAGGTGATGCCCAGCACGAAGGGGGCGATGTCGGCGGTGATCGCCTTGCCGTTGTACGCCAGGTCGAAGGCTGGCGTCGGCACATCTGCCAGCCGGTAGTCGTTCAGCGTTTCCATGGTGGCAGCGCCTCGAGCGCGGTGGCGGCCTCGGCCTGGATCACCGGGATGGCCAGGTTCAGGCCTCCGGGCAATACCTCAACGACAGGCACATGCGGGTTAGCCTCAATCAGCAGCGGCACGTGCTTGACGTCGCCGTAGTAGCGCCAGGCGATCGAGTCCCAGCGGTCTCCGTCTTGGGTCAGGTGGTTCAGGTACATGGCGGGCCTATCAGGAAAGGGCGCTGCGTGTGGCAGCCTTGGCGGCGAGGCGAGCTAGCGGCTTGGTCAGCGCGTCCAGCTCTTGCTCAGTACGGTCGGTCAGGCCACCGGCAGCCGACAGCTTGCCCTGCAGGTTGTTGCCATCAGCGCCAGACAGCAGACCAGATAGCGACGACAGGTCGCTCTTGACCCGTGCCAGCCCCTTGGCCAGCCGTCCGGCATCGCCAGCTGTGGCCGCTAGCTGCCCAAACTGCTGGATGCTGACAGTGGCCAGTCCGAGACCGGGCAATACACCCTGGGCATCGCGCATCACGCCTGGCAGGCGGCCGATTACCGCCAATGGGTCGCGGCCAGCCAGGCTGCGCAAGCCCTGCACCGTGCGGATCACACCACTGGAAGTGGCCAAGGCGCTCTTGGCACGTGCCACAGCCAGGCCCAGACCGCCCGCGTTAGCCTTCAGCAGCGTGCTGGTCGCCTGCGGAAAGCTCTTGGCCAGCGGCACCCGGCTGGCGGGCAGCAGCGCGCTCGTGAGCCCCTGCAGCGCGGGTGCTTGGGGCTTGCGCGCCTGGCCGGTGAACTCTTTCAGCGACAGCTGTGCCTCCGCTGCCAATAGGCTACCGGCACGGTCGGTATGGCGGCCGGTGGCCTGCAGGGCGGTAATGACGAAGCGGCCCTTGTAGTCGCCGTTGCCCAGTACCAATGCCAAGGCTGCGCGAGACTGCATGGCCCCCCGTAGACGGATCAGCTCGGCTTCCGGGTCGCAGTAGGTAGCGTGAAACACCAGGTCGATGCGGATCTCGTCCAGTTTGTCACCGACGAACTGCAGCTTCGGCTTGCCGCCGATCAGCGCGTGCTCCGCGTAGTCGCTACCGAAATGCGCTTCCATGCCGTCGAAGTAGGTAATCAGGTCGAATTCGATTTCACCCAATACGGCATACATCAGCTGTTACCTCCATAGCTACGGCGTTTCTTGTCGGCCTCGTAGCGCTTCATCATTCGCTCGAACTCGGCAAAGGAAAGCTGCATCGCCTGGCTGACCTGCTGCTGTACTTCCTTGGGCGTGCCGGGCTGCAGGGTGATCTGTGGGGAGAACACGATATGCATGGCTGCCGGCGCCGCACCCGCTGCGCCCGTCGTCGGGGTGGCGGCACGTGCTTCTTTCACCCGCTCGGCCAGGCGCTCCCGCTCCGGGGTACTACCAGGTGGTACGACCGTGGGTAGACGTGGCACCAGCAGCGTTGGCGTGGCAGGTACGATGCGCTGGTGCACCGTCTGCATGGTGTTGTTCACGGACGGAAGCGCACCCAGGGCGGGTGCCGGCAAGGCGGGCTGGCCCCAGGCGGTGGTCGTGGCCAGTGCCATGCCGGCGGTAGCCTTGGCCACCATGCCAGCGGTACGACCGATGCCAATGGCCGCACCCTGGGCGATGTTGTCACCGAAACCCATAAAGACACGCGAAGGCGACTTGATACCGAGGGTGCTGGTAAACCAACCCTTGATGCTGCTACCGAACTGGACGATGGTGTCGCGGGCAGCACCAAACTTTGTTTTGATGCCATTCACCAAGCCATCGACGATGTCACCGCCGAGCCGAATGAACTTGCCCGGCAGATCGAAAACCGACTTGACCAGCCGGCCAACCCACATGACCGCATTGGCAATACCCTGGCCAACCGCCACGCCAAGGTTTCTCGCCGCACCGCCGGTGTCGTTGGCTTGCTGGAAGATATTCTTTAGCCAGCCCCACACGGCACGCAAAGGGGGCATCAACGGGACGAATGCGGCGCTGGCCACGCTGGCCAACTGACGGAATGCCGGCATCAACGGGGCGAGCCCCGAGCGTAACCCTTGCCACAGGCCGGCGAAGAAGCCCTTGATCGGTTGCCAGTACTTGTAAACCAGGAATGCGGCACCCCCGATGACGGCGACTGCAATACCGATGGGGTTGGTCAGCAATGCAAGAGAGAACGCCCGTACCGCTACCGTCGCGGTGCGAATGCCCGAAACCAATTGCCCACCGAATGAGGCCGCCAAACCCCGCAACCCTGCAGTGGTGAGCAGGTTGGTGCGCACCCAAGGCAATGACGCAGCTGTCCAGGCGCGCATTGCTGTAGTAGCCGCCTGGAATCTGCCTAGCAAAGCACCTGCCATGGAGTTGGCTAGCCCACGAACCCCAGACATGGTCAGCAGGTTAGTGCGTACCCAAGACCACGAAGTAGCCGCCCAGGCTCGCATCGCTGCAGTAATCGCATGCACTCGGCCCAATAAGGGGCCGACCATGGAGCCAACCAGCCCACGAATCCCCGACACAGTCAGCAGGTTGGCACGCACCCAGGCCCCTTGCGTGATGACCCAGGTACGTGTCGCAGCTACCGCCCCCCGAATGCTGCCAGTCAGCTGACCGGACATCGCACTGATCCAAGTACGGGTTGCTCCGGCTAGCTCCTTAACACCATTGCCGAAAGGTTGCAGGAGTTGACCGACTTTCATGATGCCCTCACGAAAGGTCTGCAGCCTCGAGGCTGCAGACGTGAAGTGGCCGGTCTGCCACATGGCACGCAGCAACGTCCACTTACCCGACACAGTTGTGACTAGGGTGCTCATGGCATTGAGTGGCGATTGCACCAGGTTAATGCCATACCTGATGCCAATGAAGGCCATCTTGCCAGCCAGCAGCCCGCCTACCAAGCCAATTACACCCTTGATCACGCCGGGATGGGTCTTGGCCCATTCACCGAAGGCTTTGATGCCAGGCTTCAGCTCTTGCAGCATCTCGGTCAGTGGTGGCAGTAGCGCGTCGCCGATGGTGATGCCGATATCCGTCATGCCGATCTTGAATGCTTTGAGCTGCTCGGTGGCTGTCTCCATGCGCTTCTTATAGTCATCTCCCAGCAGGTCTTTCTCGCTGGCATCCTTGGCACCCTGCTGGATGTCCTTCATCTCCTTCATATTGGCGATGGCTGGGCGAATGAACGACATGGCCTGCATGTCCTGGAACAGCTCACCGAGTTTGTAGGCTTCGGATAAGCGCTGCAGCGCGGCTTCACGCTCCTTGTCATCCTTGATGGCCATCACTTTCTGGAACTGCCCGGCGGCCTCCGGCCCTTTCTGACCCATGTACTGGGTGATGATCTCCAGCATGGACTGCACCGGCGTCATGCCTTGGGCGCGCAAGTTCATCATGCTTTGTTTGAGATCGATGCCTGCTTTCTCGAAGTCCTTGAGGGTGTCCGGAGAGGTGATTTTCTGCAGAAAGTTCTTGAAGTTGTTGGCGGCCTCGTCGTTTGAGCCGGCGCCTTTGCGGGCGATCTGCAGCGCGGCGCCGATCTCGGCCACAGCGTCTTTGCCAGTGACACCGAGCGCTTGGAACGACGGCGATAAGGCCGGCAGCCACTTGGCCATGTCGCGGATCTCAAACTGGCCGCGCTTACCGGCGTAGGCAAGCATATTGAGTGCGCCCTCGAAGCCCTGCTCGCCAACCTTGAGGTTGTCCTTCAGTGCGATGGCAACACTACCAAGGTCATCCATGCTGGCGCGGGTGGCGGTCGCCGCCTTGGCCATGACCGGGGCGTACTTCTCCAGCGCCTTGGCGTCCTGGATGCCGCCGGCCACCAGCACGGAGGTGCCCCGTGCCACCTCGGACTGGACTTGGTTCCACCGTACTGCCGCGTCGCGCACGGCACTGCCAAGTTTGGCCTCTTCGGCGCTGGAAAATTCGCCGGTGATGGCGGTGTCACGCATCTGATCCTGGAAACTGGCCGCCACGCGTACCGACTGCACGACCGGCGCGCCCAGGGCGAGTGCTGTACCGGCAGTTTCCATCGCTTGGCCGCGCAGGTCGGCGCGACCTGCTTTGAGCGCTTCGCCACGTGCCATGCTGGCGGTCAGTTTCTCTTGCTTGGCGTGCAGTTGATCGATGGTCTGACCGAGCCGTTCATACTGGCGCCGTAGCTCACCTACGTTACGGGAGGGACGGAGCATGGCGCGTGCCATGACATCGCCCAGCCGGGCGTGCCTGACGCGCAATTCGTCGGCTGTCTGGCCTAGCTTCAACGCGGTACCGCGCGCCGAGGCGAAAGCGGCCTGGAAAGTGCCGGATAGTGCCGCGCCGATCTTTACCCCGATAAGCAGTTCGTTGGCCATGTGGTCTGATCTTTTGCTATGCTGAAAACATGTTTGAAAAAACCGCCCTCACTACCGCCAAGACGATCTACTGGTTGGCCATCGGCAGCTGTGCCGCATGGCTTGCTTGGCTGTGCTTTGCGCACCTGCCGTTTTGGGCTGCGCTGTTACTCTTTCCCGTTACGCTGGTGCTGATCGGGTTGGCCGGCGCGCCATTGGCGGCCGGCGCTTCACTCGTGGTGGGCTTTCTGGCGGCGGCGGTGCTGTTTATCGTCCGTAAAGCGACCGCATCATCTCGTTCCGACGCTTGATCTCGCGTTCGGCAACTTCGATCCAGCCCCAGTAATCGTCCATGTCCAGCGCGTCAATCTCGGACGGCTGAATCTGCAATACCGTCAGCAGTACTTCGTCCAGTGGCTTCAGTGTCTTCTCGGCCATCCACCATGCCGCGAAAAGCATCTTGTAGTGCCTTGGAGTCGGCCAAATCCAGTTGATCGATATCTTCCAGCGTCAAACCAGTCAGACGGGCGAACAGGAAGTCTTCCTGATCGGCATCGTCTTTACTGAACTTGGCGGCCGCTTTCATATCGCCACGCTTGCCGCGACGCAGGGTGAGGCTTTCGATACGCTGGCCTGCAGCGTTGGTGAACGGGAACTTCAGGGGGATATGCATGGTGACTCCTTCGTGTAGGTTGTGTCGGGGGTATGAGGTACACGAAGGATTGTCGGCTGGCACCGAGCGGAGGTCAGTTAAACGGCTTTAACAAATGAAAAGGCCCGCCAGAGAAGAGCTGGAGGGCCAAGCTGTAACTAAAATATGGAAGCCAAATGTTTCTGGTGTGTTGCACACGCTCCGGAATAAACAGTCTAGTTCAGGACTTGGTCAAGCATCCTGATTCGCCTGCTGAACAGTTTTATGCTCCTTACGATTCAGGAGGTATCGCTCACCTTTGCGGGAGGTAGAGCAGTACAGAACAACAAAAAGGTAGCCCTCCTGAATCATCTTGTCGACGTCCTCGTCTTGCACGCATATTCCGAGCCATTGGTCACCTACCTCAAACTTGTACGGTAACCGCTGTGCTTCTGAGGGCCTAGGGATAATAAATGTAGCATCGTAACTTTTTTTCCTCAGATACGCCTTCCACCAACTTTTGTAGTACAGATAACCAAGGTTGGTAATCGTAGTTGCTCGATCACCGACATTAACTGCCTTGACGCTAATGTAGGTTGCCGGATCGGGAAGCGGGCTACCAATAAGCTTCATGCCAGTAGTGGCGTCAATCCGAACGTCTGGCCCCTCGTTCAGCCACTTGTATGCGTCCCAGCCAAGGATGAACGTTGAGACCACTGCGGCGTACGCGGCGATGGTCAGCGTTAGTGTTTCGTTCAGCGACAATCCAAACATAGAGCCTCTCCAGCAGTATCGTATTCGCATATGTTGCCATATTCTTTCAGCACTGGGAGCATGCGGATCCAGCCCATTGATACGGGCGCCCAAGTAAATGCAAAAGGCCCACCGAAGTGGGCCTGCAGGGGGAAGTGTGGGGCAATCAGCCGCCGATATTGGCGCGGTAGTTTGCCAGCATGTCCTCACCGCCGACGCGGAAGATATTAGCCAGGTAATCCAACTCCAGGATTTCCTCGCCGTCCAGCACCTGCTTGATGTAGGTGGCCGAGAAGCTCGACGGGAACTCAGCGTTGTCGTGCTGCTTGTAGGTGCCCAGCGGGTTCTTCTTGAAGGAGATGGTCAGGTAGGTAACCAGCGGTTTCTCCTCCAGGCGGCCGCCCTGGCCGTAGGTCTCGACACTGGAACGGCACTGCAGCTGAACCGTCTTGTACGGGTTGGCCGTAGCCTTCATCGCCTCGGGGTAGAAGCTGTTCCACTTGATCTCGCCTTCCAGCTTGTCAAAGCCGGATGGCAGTTCGATCTTGCCGATCATGCCCAGCGCCTTGTGCTCGGTCATGATGGCCTGCACATCGGGCAGTTTCACCTCTTCGGCGCGGCCCAGTAGGCTGTTGCCTTCCATATAGATGTTGGCGTTGGTGATGCGGTTGACCTGGATTTTGCCAGCCATGATCAATTACCTCCCTTCAGGGTTGCCAGATATTCGTCGGTGATCTCGGTCTCGAAGGTGAGCCGTTCCATCGGCGGCGGCGGGGTGTACTTGTAGCTGATCAGCACGTGGCCAGCTGCCAGCTCGGTCTTGGTGTTACGCGCGGGGTCATACCACGCCTTGAAACCCAGCACCGCGCCGTCGCCAATCAGCTTGCGGCCGTAGCCGTTCACCGACTCCACCAGTGCGTCGATCAGCGCTTGCTCTATCGGCCGGTCCATATACTGCAGGCTGAAGTAGCGGATCGACTCGTTAATGATGTCGCCGGTGCGCCGTACCGGGATGAAGTTCTTCATGTGCGTCAGCACCGGCCAGGCGGCCGAACGGTTGCCCCACACCCGCATGCCACTACCGAAGCTGTTGAACACGGTGACGATACCGGCCTCGTTCAGCAGGTTCACTTCCGAGTTCGGGTCGTCGATCATGGCCGACAGGTTGCGCTCCAGGCCGACGATGCCCTTGATCTCGGTATTGGACGGCGACCACCAAAACCCGCGCTCCAGGTCTTTGGCCGCAATCACGCCGGCCAACCGCTGGCTATAGGGTTCCAGCCGCTCGCTATCAGTGGCTGCGTCGTACACCTTCAGATGCGGATAACACAGGATGGCCCGCTCGCTGGAGGTGTTGAAGTTGATGCTGCCAGCGGGGCCACGCCCTGCCAGTGCCTGCGCGAAGGTGGTACCCACCGGCGCGTCGATCAGCGCGAAAGCATCCAGGTAGTCGGCCATGGCAATCAGCTCGGCCGACACCGACGTCTGCGTGCAGTACGCCGGGGCGATCAGCAGCTTGGCGAAGAAGCCCATCAGGTTATACGTATCGCGCAGTGCCTTCATGCCGGTGCGCTGACCAGCGGCGTTGACGGTGCCGATGATGTCGGCGGCCGTTACCTTGCTCGGGTCAGCATAATCGTAGCCGGCCTTGATGCTCGCACCCGTTGCGATGGCGCCCCCCTTGATGCGAACAATCTCGCCAGTAACCGGGGTGACGGTGTAGTCGGTGTCCTTCACGTAGGTGGTCGCGCTGTCGTTGCTCTTCAGCACCAGATTGGCCACCGCACCGTGGGCCAGCTTCACGCGGTCAGTCGAGGCGTCGAAGGTAATGGCTTCGCTCGGTACGTTGGTCTTGTGGATGGCCGGGTCGAGCACGTTGATCACGATCACCGTGCCAGCGCCTTGGTCGTAGATGGCATCCAGCGCCTGCGGGATGGTGAAGCCGGCCAGCTGCGGGCCAAAGTTAGCCGCGTCGCGATCGGACAGCACCAGAATCGGCTGATTGATTGCGCCGATTGCCGCAGTGCCAATCAGACCCACGACCGCACTTTTGATCGTTTTAACGGGGCGCCCGCCGTTATCCTTTTCGATGGTCTCGACGCCATGCAGGTAGTTAGCTGGCATTGCCGCTCTCCTTGGCTTTGGTTTGCTTGGGCTGGGCGACCGGCGTCAGGTGGCCGAGTGCCAGCAGCGTCTGGGTGTAGTCGTGCGCTTCCGGCAGCTCGACTTCGCCGCCGGGGCACAGCATCGCTTCTTGGCCATCGGCGAGCGTGACCCCGCTCATCGGGCCGGAATACTGGTATTTCATGGTTGCTCCTCGTGTGTAACGACGGTGAGAAGGGGTTCGGTGCCGATATCGGCGTCTTCCACCAGCATCGCCTCGCCGGCAAAGTCGACGGCGTACTGCCACAGGCCGGCGTTTTCGCCCAGGAACTTCTCGGACACGGCCGTGAGCTTCCTGCAGTCCGGCGGGCGGAAGCCCACCAGCGCCCGGCGCACCAGGTCGAGCACGTCGACCGCACCGCCCCGGCCGTTAAGCTGGCGCAACACCACAGTGACCGACAGCTTCACGGTGCGTGGCTGAGCGATGTAATGGGTATCGACGGTGTCGCCGAACTGGCTGCCGAGGTAGCTCACCAGCAGCGCGCCCTTGGGGTGGTTCAGCCGGTAGTCCGCAGGACGCTCCGGAAAGTATTCGACCGCCAGGGCGGGCAGCCGGGTGCGCAGGCAACCCACCACGGCGTCGATGATCTCTAGCGTGGTGGCCATCAGTAACGATCCAGCAAGTTGGAACTGAAGCGGCGCGGTCGTGCCCGCACCTTCATCTCACCCGGCTCCGGGGCAGCCTCTCCGGTAGGCATGCCAATGGTGAGCTTGCCGTCACGGATCGCTTCCAGCATTTGCAGGGCGGACTTGTAGGTGCGGGTCACCGCGTCGGGAAGCTCGCTGCCTTCCGGCCGCCGGGCATACAGCCAGTGCCGCGCCAGGTTGACCGTCATGTTCTTGACCATCGACGGCACCGGGTCGAGCGGCAAGTTGTAGCGGCCACGCAGATGGGCGTCGACCAGCTCCTCGCCCTGGTGCACGGCTTCCTCCACCACGGTCAGGTTAAGCGTCGGTTCCGGTTGGCCATATTCGACCACCGTGTCGTTCGACAGCTGGATCAGGGTGGCCAGCGGCATCGCCAGCTGCAGGTCGGCAAGCGAGCAGTAGCGCATGGTCAGATGCCCCGCACGATGCGGATCAGCTCACCGGCGGCCGTGGCTGCATCCCAGGCGATACCGTTGGCGACACCGGCGGCCTTGGTGATGGCACGGCCCTGGCTGTCTGCTTGCACCTCGGCGCCGGCCGCGATGGCGGCGCCGGCCTCGACCAGGATCACGCCCAGCACGTTGGCCGGGGCCATGTTGTCCGCTTCGGTGTCAGTCTCCGTCACACCCAGTGCCTTGGCGCCCTCGGCGCAGACGCCACCGTTGAAGCCGACGAAGCGGCGTGCGGAAAGGTCAGCGATGGCCAGCACCGAGGCGACCAGGATCACGTTTTGTGACTTCATTGCTTGTCTCCTTCACCCTTGTCGTCGGACTGGCCCTTGTCGTCGGCCTTGGCGGTTTTCGCTGGCTTCGGTTGCTCGACCAGGGTCAGCGGCTCGGTGGAGGCTACCGGCTCCAGCCAGCGGCGCTTCTCTGCTGCCTCGTCGTCACCCAGTTCGATCGTGCTGCCTTCCGGGTAGCGTTTGCCGTCGTGATCCAGATCGATGCCGCGCACGCGGTAAGTTTTCGTAGCCATGCTGCCCCCTTAGTTGACGTCTGCAATCAGATAGCCGGCGTCGGCACCGACCACCACCAGCTTGTAGATATCGGTGTGACGCACAAAGCTGACCTTGCCGCCTTCGGCGTCGTACTTGTCGGTTTCCGGCATACCCTTCTTGCGCAGGGTGTAGCCGAATGACGGGGTGTCGTGGTCGGCATTCTGGCCGGCACCCGGCTTGGCCACGTAGGCCAGCACCACGTTGTCGCCCCAGATATCACCGGTGGCACCGGCACCATTGGCGGCGAGGGCTTCGCCGATGAAGATGTCTTCCACGCCCCACAGGGCTTTGAGGTGCTCCAGCGTGATGAGCTTGCGCTCATTGCTGCCCAGCGCAGCGGCCAGCTTGGTGTGGAACTTCAGGGAGGCGTAGGTGGCTGCACCGATGACTGCGGTATTAGGGCGCATGCCGGTGCGCTGGCGGATGACTTCCTTACCGTCTTCCACGTCCTTGATCGGGTCACCACCGCTATTGACCCATTTGCTGGAGCCAGACAACGTCACTTTGGCGCCGGACAGGTAGGTACTCGGGTTCTGCGCCAGGTAGGCCGCGCGTACCTCACGGCCCAGGTCGATGGCGTCCTTGACGCGCCGTGCCGCCTTGGCTTCTTCGTTGAACATAGCCTCGGCCTGTTCGCGGTAGTCCACCGGGTAGGCCAGGTCGTGCTCGCGCAATACCACGTCCAGGGTGTCGGCATCGTCCGCCGTCATCACGTTCGACTTGGCACGGATAGCGCGTTCGGTGTCCCACAGGCGGAAGGCTTCTTTGCCAAACAGCGGGATGATGCCGGACTCTTTGTCGATGTCTGCCACCGGGAACAGGTTTTCACCGATGTACTGCGCGTTGCGGTAGCCACGCGCCAGGCTGGTCAGTACCGGGTCGACGACCCGGAGTTTTTTCAAGCGGTCTGCCATGACAGCTTCCTTGTAAGTGAGTGGTGGTTACAGCAGCTGGCGCACAGCCTGCTCGTAGGGGATACCTTTTTCGGCGGCCAGCTCGGTGGCGCGTACATGAAGGCTCAGGCGATCGGGGTCGGTGGACTTTTCGGCAAACTCGGCGGCATTGGCGTCGCCGCCTTTGCCGGACTTGTCCTTGGTGGCGGTCTCGCCAAACTCGACTACTTTGGGCATGTCGCCGAGGAATGACTTGAAGGCGGTAGCCAGCGGCTGCCGGGCAGCACCTTCGCCAAATTCCACCGCACTCTCGCCATCGGCAAAGTCGAGGAAAGCCACCACGGCATCCTTGTGTTTCGGCGCCAGCTTGCCTTCACCGATCATCTGTTCGGCAAAGGCAGCGTGCTCGCCGTGGCGCTTGGCTGCCGCTGCCGATTTCGTCGCGGCCTCCGCTGCTGCCAGGCGTTGTTTCAGCTGGGCGTTTTCGGCCTCCAGCGCGGCCTTTTCTTCAGGGGTCACATGACGCTCCTCTTCGGTGGTTTGGGTCGGGGAAATAGTGGTGTCGGTAGGGTCAGCAAAGGCGGCACGCGGCGCATCGTCCTGGCGTGCAGCTTCGCGGATAGATTCGATCTGCCAGTCGGGCACCACCTGGTCGGCGGTCTCCTGGTCGAACTTGGCCAGCAGCCATTCGCGCATGCGACGCCACAGCGAGGCATTGGTCTCCATGCCCCAATCGCCGAACTCGACCACGCCTTCTTCGGCATCGGCGAATTCGGCCTGCTTGAGGCCCTTTACGGCGGGTGGCTGGGCACCCAGAAAACCGACATGGCGCAGGTAGTACACGCCGGGTACCGGATTGTTGGGGGCGTCGGGCAGATAGAAGCTAGCGCTAATCTTCTTGTAGCGGCCGGTGGCCACCAGTTCGGCGAAGTCGGCGTCGACCTGATGTGGGTCGGCGTTCAAACCATCGCGGCCGACGGCCAGCGACTTCACCCAGCCATAGGCTGGGGCATCGTGTTTGGGGTGTCCGATGACGATGGGCGCTTCATGCAGCGCTGGATCGTAGGCGCGGGCACTGGCCGCGAGGTCGGACTCGGAAAAATCAAGCACCACACCAGACATCGCGGTCTGGCGGCCGGGCTTGAAGATGTGCAGGGGTTTGGTCGCGTTCATGACCGACATGATCGGCGGCGAACGGAGAGCTGGCTTTTAACTGGGATTAAAACTTGGGGAGTGCGGCGGGTAAGGATTACCCGCCGTTACATTACGAACTTACCGGATCAAAGGTGAATTGTGGACTTCCCTTCTTTTATTTTTTCCAAAGCTACTAGAGGGAATACTTGGGACACTAGGTCATCGCCATTCTGAAACCATGCACAACTAGCACTAAGGTTTCCATCTTCTGCATAGTCGGCGATTTCATTGATGGTCATCTCAGGGCCACCGCTTCGTAGTCGAACAACATCACCCAGCTGAAAACTCGCAATCATATTTGCCTCTGTGACTAGTGGTTGAGGAGTGTTCAATATACCGAAGCCATAAAGCCTTTATAAAGCTTTATGGCTTTGTGATCGGGGCTAAGGGCTACCGTTGCGCGTCAGAAAGGTCACAACGCCGCCAAAGCGGCTAAATGCCGGCAGCGGTTTTCAGATGGCGCAGCACGGTGCCGAGCACCGCTTCGCTGGCTTCGGGCTGCAGATCGCCGTCCGTAGTGACGGGCAGATAGGGGCGAGCTTCGACCTCGACTGACTGACCACGGCCAGCTTTGCCACCGAGCTGGTGGATGCGGGCGTACTCGGCATTGCTACCAATCACTACCGAGGCGGCGTCGTAGTCCGTGACGATGGACGAGGCCAGGCGGCCGGTCTGTTGCAGGGTGACACCGCTCTCGCTGCTGGCTCGTTGGCTGGGCGTCCAACGTGGCCGGCCTTCGGCGGCAAAGTTGTCTTCCACCACCATGGCCAGCGTGCCGGCAATCTTGCGCATGGCCGGGGTCATGTCGAGCACCGACGACTCCAGCCGCGCCAGCGCCGCCTGCAGCTGCTTATCATCTACGGTGATGCTGACGAATTCGTTCATGACAGCTCCTTCTTGGCCAACGTGGCCAGGTTGCCGGTATAGCGCCCAAGGTCGGGTGCCCACGCGGCGGCACCAGGGTTGTAGCTCCAACCCACATCTGGCGAGACGGTGACCGTTTTGCCTGTGGCAGGGTCAACCGCACGGAAGGTGGCCACCTCGCGCTCCTCGCCTGTTTTCACCGACACAGTTTTCATTGTGCTACCCAGCTTGCCTTCGGAGGTTTCTACCTGCACGCCCCCCGCCGCGATGTCGTCTGCTGACAGGGTGGTAACCCGGCAGCGGCAGCCCCAGCCGTTGGGCGGGTAGAACGATTGCCAGAACGGGTCATCGTGGCGCAGCACCTTGCCGTTCATCGCGCGGTGGCTGGGCCGGGTACGGCCGTCCAGGATGGCGACGTAGCGCCAGTACGGGCGGTCGTCTACGTTCTCGATCTGGGCTTGCCAACGGCCCGCCATGTAGGCGGTCTGCAGGTTGGTACGGAAGATGGTCTGCAGGCGCCACGCGCTGCCCAGCTGCACCAGGCTGACCTCGCCGGTTTCCTCGTCGGCGTGCTCCTGCTTGCCCCACCAGCCCTTGGCCTGCAGCACCGGCGTCAGCTCCTTTTTAAACCAGGCAAAGGACTTGCCCTCGGCCAGTGCCTTTTCCACCGCTTCGCGTATGTCCTGCAGGATGTCCAGTCGCGTTGCCTTGGCCACGGTGAATGCCTGGGCTTGGGCGTCTTGCCACAGTTCCTCCCAGTGCCAGGTGATGGCGTAGCCCTTGTTCTTCAGGTATGCCACCGCCTCTTTTGGCGGCAGGCTCATGCAGTAGGCGAGATCCACTTTAGGCATGGAGGCGCCCCCACAGCTTGGCAACAAAGAGGGCACGCGCCAGGCGCTCCTGCAGACCTGTAGCGTCCATCTGCGGGTACAGCTCGGCAAGTAGCCCCAGCAGCTCATCGGGCTGGGCACCGCCTTCAATCCGCTTTAACAGCGGCGCCAGCATCGCTTGGGCGTCGGCGTTGAGCGCGTCGGCCGACAGCGCATCGAAGGCGGCGTCCAGCGCGTCCTGGTCGGGCGCTTCCTCGCCCTCGGCAAACTCAGCCGCCGGTACGTCCGGCGTGGCAGCCTCGACCAGGTCGCCGTCCTGCAACTGGTAGGCGCGCTTGAAGTAGGCCGGCGTCAGCTTGGCGCCGGCGCGCATCAGCTTCTCGTCGCGTTCAGCCAGCACCTTGTCGACTTCCTCCTGCTCCCATAGCGAGAACACCGGGCGGGCACCATCGTTGAAATTCAGCTCGCACACCCAGCGGATCAGGGTATTCATCGCCTCTTCAACGATGGCCGAGTCGCCGTCGCGGATGTCGCGGGTCACTTCCAGCCCGGCCTGGGCCGAGGCACGGTTGGCGGTGGCCTCGGTGGTCTGGTTCTGGCCCAAGAGCGCGATCGATACCTCGGAGCGGCAGAAGTGCAGCAGGCGCTCGTACACCTCGGCGCTACCGGTCTTGCCGGCCGCTTCCTTGATCTCCACGCTGGCATCATCAGGGATCACCGCCACCGCGTCCTGCACCATGGCTTCCAGGTTGTCCAGCAACAGATCGGTCTCGGCCGGCGTGGCGCTGCGTGGGTGTTTGCCGATGATCCACGGCGCGCCGTACTTCTCGGTGAATTGCACCCAGAACTTGAGGCCACCCTTCTTGAAGGTGGTGGGCCAGAACACCATGGACAGGTCGGCAAAGCCGTAGGGGTTGTCATAGCTGGCGTCCTGGCGTGGCACCAGGAACTTGCGTGCGGGTAGCTCCTCGCCCTGCAGGCGGTTGTTTTTGGAGCGAAAGCGCAGCTGGTTGGCCGCGTCGTAAACGAACCAGTCGGCCGGCTTGCCGACGATGTCGACCGGCACCACGTAGCCGCCAACCTTGCCCCACATCACCTCCATCGGCTGGTAGCCGTAGAGCACGGCGTCCAGCATCTCGGTGATGATTCTGGATAGGTCCAGGTCGGCGAAGATGCTCTCGATCGACTTGGCCACACGACTCTTGGCCTTGTCACGATCCAGCCCCCATTCCAGCGCCTTCACCGCCGCCTTACGACGACGGACGCAGCCACCCACGTGGGCATCGGCACGCAGCTCGCGATAGACCTTGATGTCCTTACCCAGTGCCTTCAGTACGCTGTCCGGGTTGGGCAAATACATGCCCAGGGTGTGAAAGTCGATACTGCGCTCGCGCGTGGCGATCTGTTCGGACAGCGATTTGCGCGGCTCCCCGAACTGGACAAACTCGGTGGGGCTGACCCACATGCCTTTAGCTTTCATTGGTACCCCTGGGTGATTCTGGCACCGGTGCGACGGCGGCGGGACTTCACCGTCACCGGGCCTTTGTTGATTTCGCGGCTGGCGTAATACGCCAACGCTACGGCCACTGCAGCATCACCGTGGCGTTTGCCCTGGTCTTCACCGGTACTGCGGCTATCCGGGATACGAGGTACGCCCTTGACGATTTGCACCGCCCGCAAGTCGGCCAGCACATCGGCGTCTTTGGGCAGGCCATCCAGCGTGCCGTCCTCGAGCGCAGCTTTCACCGGCGGCATGTGTTCGCGGTACCAGGACTCGGTCAGCATCACCTGCTGGATACGGCTTGCACCGTAGCGCTGCATGGCGTACTCGGCCAGAAACTGGCCGTTACCACGTGCATCGAAGGCACCGCCGGTAAAGCCCGGCAAACGATCCAGCAGGTAAAAGCACACTTGTTCCTGCTGGCGGAACGGCACATTGCGCAGCTCCAGGATGAAGGGCACACGGCGTACCAGGTTTTGCTGCTGGATCAGCGGCACGTGCACGGTAAGGTCGCCGGTGCGGCCAAAGTCTTCGCCGTTAAAGCTGATGGCATCTGTCGGTAGTGCAGCCAGCAGCGGCGCCAGATGTTCCTCCAGCCAGTCGCGGCAATCGGCGATGCGGATGTGGTCGGGCAGCAGCTCGAAGCCCGGCGGGCACGCCCAGCGCAGCACCGGGGTATCGGCCGACATGCGCGACTCCACCAGGGCACGGGACAGCCAGGCACCGCCGCTGTGCTTGGGAATGCAGCCGTATTCTTCCTCGGCAGACTCGGTGTTGGGCGCGTTCTTATACAGGTCGTCGCGCCATTTCTTTTCGCCTTCCGGCGACCAGGTCTGGCCGGTGACGTAGCAGATGCGCTTGTACAGGCCATCCGCGATGGCATCGTCCAGCGTGATGCGGTGGATGCTGTAATCCTTGCGGCCGGCGCGGGCGTCTTCGATGTACTGGTTAAAAAGGTTCTCCACGCCATTGTGTGTGCTGATCAGCCGTACCTTGTTGCCCCACATGGTCAGTGCCAGCGCGGCCTTCAGCAGCTCTTCCAGGCTGTCGTGGAAGGCCGCCTCGTCGATCACTACATCGCCCTGCAGGCCACGCAGGTTGGATGGCCGGCTGGATAGTGCCTGGATTTTGAAGCCGGACTTCGGGAAGCGGATCATGTAGGTGAGGATTTCTTCCTGCTTGCCCTCATCCCAGAAGGTCTGCTCGTACACGTCGGCCTGCGCCAGCTCGTTGAACGCCTTGGCGAACAGTGCACAAGCGGCGATGTACTCCAGCGCCATTTCCTTCTTGCTGCCTACGTAGAAGGTATTGCAGCCCTGGCGGCGGCGCGGCCGGGCCGCCTTCACCACGTTGCGGCCGGCCTCTGCCCAGGTCAGGCCGGTACGGCGCGACTTCTCCGCGAACATGATCTGGGCTTCGTCTTCGAACCAGCGCTGCTGGTACGGCAGGAATACCGGCTGATTAGAAGGGATGGCGTCGGCCACCTCTTGCGGCACCACCACGCCGGCCAGCGCCAGCTCCTCCGCCAGGTCGATCTTGCGGGGGATGCCGACGGACACCAACGATAAGTTCTGCTGCTTGGCCATCATTCCTTACCCAGCAGAATGCGGCGGATGCGGGCTTCCATCTGCTCGCTCATACCATCGGCGCCGCGCATTTCTTCCAGCTTTTCTTCCTGCTCGGCCAGCAGCTGGGCACGGGCCTCGCGCTCGATGCGGGCCTGCTCGTCCAGACGGAAGCGTTTCTGGTTCACGCTGGCGCGGGCCAGAGTGGCAATGTTCTTGGCCGCACTGGATAGCAGACCGATGCGCTCGGCCGGGTCGACGTCTTCGTCTCCGGCCTCCTGCAGGTTGACGATGCTCTCGAACAGCTCGGTCTGCACCAGGGCGATCACGGCTTCGGAGCGGGCGTCCTGGTCGTCGGCCGCACCTTCTGTCAAGAGACGCGCCGCCTCGGTGCTGGCCTTGATGGCAGCAAAACGACGCTCGATCTTCTGGCCGTAGCGGTGGATGGCGGATTTGCTGATAGCGAAGCCCTTGTCGCGCAGCGCGGCTTCCAGCAGCTGGTAGCCACTGAAGTTGCCCTCCACCAGAGACTTATCCAGCCACTCTCGTACCGACTGGGGCAGTTGGCCAACACTGTTGCGGCGGGCCATATCACTGGCTCCAGTATTTCTGCGGCCGGGCAATGCCGGGTTCGCAGTCGATGGTGTACTCGGCGATGTCGGTACCGTAGCGGGTCAGGCTGCCCCACCAGCGCCCGGATGGCTCCTTGCGCAGTTCGACCAGGTCACGGTCGGACAGGTAGTCCAGCTCGCGCCGGACTTCGATCGGCGTCACGTCCGGGTAGATAGACTGCATGGTCATCTGGATAGGCCCTTCGGACAGCTCTTCCGGGCGGGCGTTGTACAGCGCCAGCAGCAGATACCAGCGCAGGCTTTCACGGCGTACTTTGGCTTGATCAATCACGGTTGGCCCCTTTTAGTTGCCAGTTCTCAAGGCGCAACGCCACCGCATCAAGCTTGGCCTCGATCACGGTCTGGTTGCGGATATAGTCTTCGCGGCGCACGTACTGCAGCGGCAGCTCGGCTTTCCACTGCAGGAAGTCGCGGTCGAGTGCCTGTAGTCGCGCCACCACTTTTTGCTCTTCTTCTGCATGACGATTCAGTGTGGCCTGCATGGCGGTGTCGGCCGTCTTGCGGGCGTCTTCCAGCGCCTGGAAGCGCTCGTCCAGGCGACGGTCTATCTGGCTGAACAGCACCTTGGCGCCGCCGGCGACAAAGCCAAAGAAAGCCAGCAACAACGTGAGTAGCTGCCAGAACTCCACTTGTACGGTCATGGCTTGCTCCCTTCATGCCAGTCCAGCAGGCGGTTCAACTGTGACTCGATGTCGCGGCAGCGCTGTCCGTAGTCGGTGATGTGTTCCAGGATGTCAGCCTGCTGTACGCCGGCATCAAGGGCTTCGGCGGGGTCGGCCGCATCAGCAGCTCCGGCGGCAGGGATGGTTGGGGGCACAGAGGCGGCACCGATGGCGCCGTTGTACACGCCGACAAAGCCATGAGTGAAAACGCACTGAGGAACAGGCTGCAGCGGCGCGCCAGGCGCCGGGCGGTATTGGCTGGTGACACGGGTGATTCTCCGTTTCAGTTGGTCGGTCTCTTCGGCGTGCCGGGCACGCTCCTGGAGCAGCTGGAAACCCAGCTGGTTGGCGGTGGCGGTCAGCTCGCGCTCTTTGTCGAGGGCCTGCCCGGCGGCGGTAGCCATCAGCAAGGCGTGGTCACGCTTGAGGTTGGCCAGCGCGGTCTCGCCCTTGGCCTGGGCCGAGCGGTGGCCCAGGCCGTAGCCCCCGGCACCGGCCGCCAGGGTGGTGATGGCGACCAGGCCAAGGCCGGCCAGTGCTGCCTGCAGGCGGGTGGCGATGAAGGGGGTATCAAGCATTGCCGACCTCCTGCTTGTCGCGCTTGGAGGCAATCCAGCTGCGGGCAGCCGAGTAGCCGCCCACCACGCCTAGATAGACCAGCCAGGTATCGGTAGTCAGCTGGCCAGCCACGCCCTGGTAGATGAACATGCCAGTGGCAGAGGCGCAGGCCACATTGGCCCACAGCTTGCTGTGGCTCAGACGGCCGCTGGCTGGGTTGGTAAACAGATCAGACAGTCGCATGGGCTTACTCCTGCAGGCTGCCAACCAGTGGTTTCATCCCACCCTGTAGCCAGTCGGCCACGTTGAAGCCAGGGCAGGTTTTGAGCCACTCGCCAGGCTCTACGGTGCCGTCGCCATCCTTGTCTGGCGACAGGTCACGGTGGCCTACCACGCGGGCAGCCGGGTACTGCGTCTTCAGCGCTTTTACCAGGCTGTGTAGCGCATCCCACTGCGCCCGGGTAAAGCGGCTGGTGCCTACCAGACAGATGCCGATGGATTGAGCGTTAAAGCCCTGAACGTGCGCGCCGACCTCGGCAATGCCTCGGCCGGTGTGCTTGCTGCCATCGGTATCCAGCACGAAGTGGTAGCCGATGGCGGGTAGATGCGGGTTGAGCTGTGCCAGCGCAGCCGGCTGGCGTTTGAAGCCACGCTGGGCATGCCAGCTATCGATGACCGCTGCGGCGCTTTTGGTAGGGCTACCCAGCTGGCGGCCATTGGCGCTGGCCGAGCAGTGGATAACGATGCAGTTGATGGTGCGAGACATGATCCCCTCCAGACGTGAACATGCCGCCATTGTCGGCGGCATATTCGGGAGGGGCTTTTAATCGAGATTAGAGAGATTCAGCAGAAAACTATAGGAATTACGGAAGTAACACTTTCCAACCATAACCAAGCAGCGGGAGTGAGGCAGAAGTACACGACATGAGCTAGAACAAGCCCAATGATTAGTACAAAAGCAATTGCCCATAGAATGCGACGCTGCATGGACAATCGTGCGTCTAACATCGCAAAGATGTCGTTGAATGTTGGAGCAACGGTTTGATGCTTTTTCTGAATGAGATCTTTCTGACGTGTGATTTCACCCTTCAGCACCTCGAGTGTATGCCTCTGATTCCAGATCAGCAAGCCGACCAAATGTACAAAAATCCAGCAGCCAAGCAATACGGCAGAATTCACCCAAGTCTCATAGCTGGTTGCTTTTTCAGCCCCGGCATCCTTCATTTGTGTGGCTACTATGATCGTAGCAACTGGGATGCTAAGCATTTGGTTCTGAATATCAGCAAAAACTTTATGAATTTTCCCCGTGTATTCGACCTTTGCTGCTTCGAGCTCACTTCTAACTTTGTCATAAGAGAAGTTGGAAACGAACAGCCGATAGCCATCGGCAAACTTATTTTGCAGCTCAGGAAGATGAGAGAGTAGTCGCTGGAACCGCTCAGCAGGAGAAGCCCCCTTAACGATGCTAATTGCCGCATCTGCGAGGATGGCAAGCTTTTGCTCCTTGTGAGTATCGTTCGTGAAGGAGTCTTCTAGCTTTTTTATGGCAGACAGATCGGCGGCTAAAAGATCAGCTGTGCAATAGTTCACTGGAAGCGTGAATTTTCCCTCGTGAATGAATATCAGCTCTTCTCTTTCGGCTTCTAGGTATGCCGCCGCTTCTCTGAGTAGCAGGATGAAGCTGAGCAAAGTTTTATAGCTCTGCACCTCCGGGGGGACAGAGCTATCACCTGGAGCATACTTGCTATCAATTAAAAAGTATCTCTTTGGCTCTTCAATGCGGGCCTTCCTGGTTCGGAGAAGGCCATCTAAATCACTAGATAGCACACCAATGCCGAGCCTTGGTTCCCCAACGAGCAAGCGTACAGTCTGCCCAACTGCAAGTTTGTCAGGGTTTCCAGACGCCAGGCTCATTCCTGAGTCATCAAGGTTTTCCTCTTCCAAAAGCAACGCAAGCGTATCCCTCAAGTCTTGACTTGATAGGGTAAGCGTACCGGCCTTGGCATTTTGGTCAAATGCCAAGCTCCGATAAATACTTAGCAGAAGCGGGAATGTAACCTTACTCATTATCTCCGTCGTCTTGTTGCATCTCTTTACGTAGCCTGATCTTGAGTTCTTCAGGCACGTTTGTGATAGTCAATGATTCGTCGTCATTGAAAATAATTTGCTTCTCATTAAGGGCGGTACGGTCAAACTCAATTTTCCAATATGGGGTTTTCCCGGAGAACTTCACCAGCCGCCGTAACACTCGCCGATCTGGGACAAATCCCTCTGAAAGCTTCAGTTCCGGATCGGATAGCACTTCCACCAACGCTTCCGGTGAGACAGGCCAGAGCTCATTCGCAAATGTCTGGATATCAAGAGGCTCATCGTCTTTGGCAAGTTTTGTGCAAATAGCATGGGCGCTGCTAAGAAATCTCTCTTTTGCGACTTCGTCCATTTCTTGCTTTTCCGCGAAGACCTCTAGGCCACCAATAAGGGTAGCTGTCTCTGCAGCCGCAGCCACACTATTGTCGCAACCAAGAAATGCTTTGAAGTAGTCAGAAACCTTGGCCTGATCTCGCCCTTTAAGGAAACTCAAGTAGCGTTCTCCACCAGAGTTCCAGCTGGTCATGTCGATCCTACCTGCCAGCCTAAACCCCTTGATGTCAAGGTAAAGGCTGTCCTTCACATCTTTCCCCTCCGTTAACGCAGCCCCTAGCTCATCGGTGAGAATTGCAACTAGAAGGTAGTCGGAGGCGTCTCTCGTTGTGTGTGCGATGAAAACATGACCTCCAGTCGCGGCTGTCTTAGCAGCTTTTGTGCAGAGGGTCTTCATCATCGCTCGCGTAAGCTCTAGAAAAGTCTTGCTCTTATCTACATGGTACTCTCGGACATATCTTTGTACAGGGTAGTTATCCTGATCGTCTTCAAAGCGACCATGCGATTTTCCCGCCCGCTTGGCGTATTCGCTAACTAGCTGATCCACCAAACGCTGGACGGTTTTCGTAACAAGAAGAAGATCTTCTCTTTCATCAACAGCAAACCCGCCCCCCTCCTGTTTCAGGAGGTCATGGACAATAACGCCATTAATTTTGTTCAGTGATTCAGCTGCTTCAATAGTTTCAGGTGCCGACATGTAGGTTCTTCCTTGTTAACTCATGTACAACTTGTCCAACTGTTTGAACGAGATTGACTACCCCTGCTGACCGATGTGTAAGACATTTTTTATTCAAACCATCTCAGCTACTGTTTACGTCGATTTTTGCTTTTGATCTCTTCCCAGCTCACCGCATCGCTGCTGGCTATGCAGCGCCAGTCCGGTGCATTCTCGCGGACCAGCACGGCACCCACGCTGTAGGGTTGCCCGGCAAACTCGCATACGGTGAGCCTGGCCTGTACGACTTTCAGTGCCTGGTTTGTCTGGAAGTGCGTGAAGCTGAGGTAGCTGGTAGCCGCCAAAGCGAGCATGGCCGTTACCCCCATGGTGACGACGCCGCGTCTGGCTTTGGCCAGGTTGGCGGTAGCGCTGCTGCAGGTCTGGCATAGCGGCCTGGCGGGCTTGGCTTGGCGCAGGGCATCGATTTGCCGCTGAGCTTGCTGTGCCTGTTGCGTTGCCGCTGTGATTTGCTGCGCCAGCTTTTCTTGCAATAGGCCCTTGGCCTCTACGGCTTGGGCTAGTGCGCCCTCTGCTGCGTCCAGCCTTGCTTTTGCATCCAGTGCCTGTGCTGCCATCTCATCGGCCACACGTTGCAGCTTTAGCAGCTGTTCGATATTCAAACTCTTGAACATGCTGTTATTGAACAGCTGCAGGCTGATGCGTTCTACGGCTTGCTTACACCCGGCTTCGTCGCATGTCCGGAGCAGCGTACTGACCACCCTGTTGATGTCATGGGCTGGCACAGAGCTGGTGGCTGGCACGGCGCCCACATGGATATGCACTGCGCTAGCGTCGTTAACATTCAGCGCGGCCCCGACGTTGCCTCCGATCAGGAATCCAGGGGCTTGATTGACGATATCCCGCCCTGCGACACCGCCATCTACATTGCCTTGAAACTCTTGCATCGTTACTTGGCTTTCCCAGGATTGTTGATGATGTCGCGGGCAGCAACGCCGCCACTTACAGCACCGTGAAACACCTGCTTCACACCCTCGCTACCTGCTGATGCGCCACCAGCGGCCAAGCCAGCCATTGTCGAAGCCTTTACTGCCAATGGTGCAGCTCTAAATAGACGAACCAGCTCATTCTCGTCGGGCGATAGTGCAGCGGCGGAGCGTACACCCGTAATGATGTATTGCACGTCAGCACCCATCTTGGCGATTGCCGCAAAGTAAGTCCCGCTCGGTGACGATTCGTTTTGTTCGTACTTGAGCTGAGCGAGCTTCTTTACTCCCCCGATTTCACCCATTGCAGGCTGGCTGAGACCGAGTCGCTCACGCTCCTCACGGAGACGCGTGCCGATATTTATTTCCATATCAATTCTCTTGACTGGTATGTTTTTACATACCATAATCACTTCAACAAATCGCCAACATCATTCACACAAGCCACCCCGCCAGGTGGCTGTGAAAACACCAAGGAGCCACTGACATGACCCCTGAACAAGTAAAAGCCAAGTTCCGCCGCGAGGGTAAAACCTTCACCCAGTTTGCCGCCGAGCATGGCTATACCCGCAATGCCGTTTACCGCGTGCTGAACGGTTTCGACAAGGGCAACTACGGCAAGGCCCACGAGATCGCCGTCAAACTCGGCCTGAAGGCCGAGCAGCAACACGCAGCATAAGGCTGGATACCACCATGACTAACCGCTTGTATCACCAGCAAATCCGGGCGTTTGACGTAGCGGTGCTACGTTCGATAGCTCGTGCTGCCGGATTGCATCTGCTACCTCATGGGGCTCGCGCAGCAGCACTCCGTGTAGCAGTTCAAGCGCATCTCGCTCTACAGCAAGCGTCATCGGATGCTGATCGGGCAGCGCGATGAGCGTATGCATATCACCCATCAATCCGGGCAGATCAAGAACATTGGCGTCGGCCAAGCGTTTTACCAGCACGCCGAACAAGTTGTGCAGGCCGGCAAAGGCGGCAGCCAGTTCTTCGCGGTCTTTGAATTCCACAGTGTGCTCCCAAGGGCAAATTATCCGCTTTTCATTCTATTGGCTGCAAATGGTTTGCATAGATGCAAAACGGGAATTTGTTTGGAGCCTATCGAAATGAGGCAATCCAATGACTAAACGCAATTGGAAGCGCATGCGGCCGCATAGCCTGCGCCACGCGCTGGAACTGTGTAAGGACTACGCCCGCGAACGCCACAACCTGTCGGTGGAGCGCATTGCCGAGCTGATGGGGCTGACGGACCACTGGACGCTCTACAAGTGGTTTCAGACCGGGCGCATGCCTACCAACCTGATTCGCCCTTACGAAACGGCGTGCGGCATTGACTTTGTCACCCGCTGGCTGGCAGCCAGCAGCGGCCGCTTGCTGATCGACATGCCAAGCGGGCGCAACACCACCGCCCAAGATATGCAGGTTCTGCAGAGCGTGCTGAACGACACCGTGGGCCAGCTGCTGCAGTTTTACGCGGGCAAGACCAAGGAGGCAGACACGCTGGCTGCTATCCAGCAGGCGATGGAAGGCTTGGCCTGGCATCGCGGCAATGTCGAGAAGCACCTGCAACCCGAGCTGGAACTAGGAGCAAACGAATGAGCACACCCAACCACACCGCCAAAAGTGCCGAGAAGGTACTGGAGGTACTGACTGTGCTGCTGGGCCACTTTGCCCACGGCCTGACGCCGGGCGAGCTGGCCCGCGCTACCGATCTGTCGCCGTCGAACATCACCCGCTACGTGGCCACGCTGGAAGAGAAAGGCTTTGCCGAGCGTATCCCCGAGACCGGGCGTATCCGCCCCTCGGTGAAGCTGGCCCAGCACGCTGTGGGCATCCTGCGCAGCCTGGACAGTGCCAAGCAGCGCATCGACGAAATCCAGAACCGCCTGGCCACCAATTATCTGTAACCGGAGAACAAGATGCCGCGAACCGCTGTAGAAACGATCAACCCTAGTGCCAGTGTGGAACTGGACAACTTGCCGCAGCTGACCCAGGCAGCCAACCAACTGGCCGTAATGCACGAAGAGCGCCAGGCCACGGTGCGCGCGGTAGCTGCCCAGCTGGGTTATCAGCTCCCCGCCGACTGCACCGACCCCGACCTGATCCAGCGTGACATCGCGGCCAACATGCGCCGCAGTGTAGAGGCGTGCCTCGAGGTCGGGCGCGGACTGCGAGTACTTAAGGAGGCTTGCGAGCATGGTGGCTTCATTGTCCGACTGGAGGCTCTTGGCCTTGACCGGCATGTCGCAGCCCGCTTTATTCAGGCAGCGACGAAGTTCTCAAATGTGCCGTCAACGGCACATTTGACCAAGGCGATTGGCAACCAGACGAAGCTATTCGAGATGCTTGTCCTGGATGACGAGCAGATCGAAGAGCTGGAGCTGACCGGCCAAACCGGCGAGCTGAAGCTGGACGACATCGCCACAATGAGCGTTAAGGAACTACGGGGTGCGCTACGCGAACTCCGCGAAAACACTGAGGCCCAGGCCCGACTGCTCGCTGACAAGAACACCAAGATTGACGAACTGGCCGCCAAGCTCACCACGCGCAAGACCCATGTCAAGACCCCGCCGCCGGATGTCGAGGGCGAGGAAATCCGCAAGGAAGCCAGCGTCTTCGCCTTCGAGGCCGAATCGGTGATACGCGGCAAGCTGCGCGCCGCCTTCCAGACTCTGACCGAGCACACCGAGAAGCACGGCATGCCGCACGACGATTTCATGGCTGGCCTGTTAGGTCAGATGGAACTGGCGGTGCGCCAGCTGCGCAGCGAATTCGGCGTCAAGGATGCCCCGGACGGCGAAGAGATGCCGGAGTGGATGCGTGAAGCAACCCCGCAGCCGGTGGTGGACGAGGATCAACTTGACCTGCTGGCGGAAGCCGGGCTGACCGAGGCGTAAATCATGAGTGCCGTCCTGACCGAACGATTGGTGGCCGTGGCTCACGCCGCCCGCAATGCCGGGCACGGCGGCAAAGGGGCCATCTACGACGCAGCCTGCCGCGAGCTGTGCCTGTCGCGTGCCTCGCTGCTGAAGAAGATCAAGGAGGTCACCGTGACCCCACCACGCAAACGCCGCTCCGATGCCGGGCAAAGTGCGCTGGCCCGTGACGAGGCCATGCTGATCTCCGCGCTGCTGATGGAGTCCACCCGCAAGAACGGCAAGCGCCTGTACTCGCTGGGTGATGCGATTGAAACACTGCGCGCCAACGGCATGATCCGCGCCGAGTTCCTGGACAAGGAGACCGGCGAGCTGCGCCCGCTGTCCGAGAGCACCATCATCCGCGCCCTGCGCACCTACGGCCTGCACCCGGATCAACTGATGGCACCGGCACCGGTCACCGAGCTGGCCAGCCTGCACCCAAACCATGTCTGGCAGATCGACGCCAGCTTGTGCGTGCTCTACTACCTGAAGCCTTCCGCCGACAACCGCGCCAACGGCTTGCGCGTGATGGATCACGCCGAGTTCTACAAGAACAAGCCCAAGAACCTGGCGCGCATCGCTAATGACCGGGTCTGGAGTTACGAGATCACCGACCATACCAGCGGCTGGATTTACGTCGAGTACGTGATGGGCGCCGAATCGGGCGAGAACCTGTGCTCGGTACTGATCAATGCCATGCAGGAGCGCGGCGGCACCGACTTGATGCACGGTGTGCCGCTGATACTGAATATGGACCCTGGCTCGGCTAACACGGCATCGATGACACAGAACCTGTGCCGGGCCTTGGGCATCCAGATGATTGTCCACAAGGTGGGCAATGCGCGTTCCACTGGGCAGGTGGAGAACGCCCGCAACATCATCGAACGCAAGCTGGAACCGGGTCTCAAGTTCCAGCCAGTCAACAGCTTGGACGAACTTAACGCACTGGCCAAGAAATGGCGCAGTCACTTCAACGCTACCGCCGTACATGGTCGCCACGGCAAGACGCGCAGCCAGGTGTGGATGTCGATCCTGGCCAGCCAGCTGATCAAGGCGCCCTCGGTCGAAGTGTGCCGCGAACTGGCGGTAGCCAGCCCGGAAAGCCGCAAGGTATCGCCGAAGCTGCGCGTGTCCTTCCAGGGCCGCGAGTACGACGTGTCGACCGTACCGGATGTGATGGTGGGCGAGAAGCTGATGATCACCCGCAACCCGTGGCGCTCGGACGCTGCCCAGGTGGTGCTGGTGGGCGAGGACGGCCGCGAAGTATTCCATGTGGTGAGCGAGGTGGTGAAGAACGAGTACGGCTTTGCCGGGACGGCTGCCACCATCGGCGAAGCGTTCAAGCGCCACGCAGATACCCCGGCACAGAAAGCCATCAAAGACATTGAACAGCTCGTTACCGGCACGGACAGCCTGGCTGCAGCCGAGGCCGCGCGCAAGGCGAAGGCGCTGCCGTTCGGTGGTCGACTCGACCCCTACAAGCACATCGACGACGCCGAGCTGCCGACCTACCTGCCACGTCGTGGTACCGCCCACGATCTGGCCGCGCCCAAGGTCGAGTTTCCGCCGCTGTCCCACGTCGAGGCGGCAAAGCAGATCAAGCCAATGGTCGAGGCCGCAGGCGGCGAATGGACGGCAGATCGCTTCCAGTGGCTGGCCCAGCGCTTCCCGGCCGGCGTACCCCAAGACCAGCTCGACACCATCGTGGCCGAGCTGACCAGCCCCGCTGTGGGCACGAAGACGCCGCTTCGCGTGGTGAAGTCGGCGTAAGGAGCACGCGATGTTGAAGCTGAAAAACGTACTGCAGAAGGTAGGCCGCAAGCAGGCCGACTTGGCCGAGCACTTGGGCCTGTCGCAAGCCGCTGTGGCCCAGATCGTCAATCACGGTGAATGGCCGAAAAGCCTGGATGAACTGGATTTGCAGGAGCGCATTTTCGACTACCTGGAAGTCCACGGCGCCAAAGAAGCTGATCTGGCCGGCGCCTTTGAAGAGGTGAGCGAGCCGCGCGATGTCTTGGCGGATAAGGCGGCCCGCTCGGTCTCCCCACTGAAAACAGGCAGTAAAACCACTACCGAATCCAACCAGGAGGACTCCATGCTACTGCGCAAACAGACCCTTTATCCAGCCACCCGCAAACATTTCAACCTGTTCCGCGACCCGTTCTCGGATGACGCCATCCAGTCGCACGAGGATATGTACGTTAGCCCCGACATCCGCTATGTGCGCGAGGCCATGCTGCAGACTGCCAAACACGGCGGCTTGCTGGCGGTTGTCGCCGAATCCGGCGCCGGCAAGACCACGCTGATGCGCGACCTGGAGGACCGCATCCTGCGCGAGACCCAGCCGATCCTGCTGATCAAACCCTACGTGCTGGCGATGGAAGACAACGACCAGAAGGGCAAGACGCTGAAGGCCACCCACATTGCCGAGGCGATCATGGCCGCCGTGGCCCCGCTGGAGAAGCCGAAGAGCAGCCCGGAGGCGCGCTTTGCCCAACTGCACAAGGCATTGAAGGAAAGCCACGCCGCCGGCTACCGCCATTGCCTGGTGATTGACGAGGCGCACGCACTGCCGATCCCGACCATCAAGCACCTGAAGCGCTTTTTCGAACTGGAGCTGGGCTTCAAGAAGCTGCTGTCGATCATCTTGATCGGCCAGCCAGAGTTGAAAACCAAGCTGTCCGAGCGCGACGCTGCCGTGCGCGAAGTGGTGCAGCGCTGCGAGATGGTGGAGCTGGCCCCGCTCGAGGGCGGCCGCCTGGATGAATACCTGAAGTTCAAATTCGAGCGCCTGAGCAAACCGGTGGGCGAAGTGATCGACGCCAGCGGCATCGACGCCTTGCGCGCCAAGCTGACCCTGACCTCCCCACGCCGCGACCGGCCAGAGACGGTGTCGCTGCTGTACCCGCTGGCCGTGGGCAACCTGCTGACCGCCTGCATGAACCTGGCTGCCGAGATCGGCGTGCCGGTGGTCAATGCCGATGTGGTCAAGGGGGTGTGATATGGCGGCTGCGATTGCTGTAGCGCGACCCCGCCAGCCGGTAAATGCCTTGATGTTGGCCGCAACCTTGAAAGCCGCTGCTGCGATTGAGGCATTGAGCCAGAACGGCTTCACCGTCATAGGCGTGGAACTGGACACGCCGTCTCGGCCGACTATCCGTATCCAGACCTGCAGCCAGTGCCATCGGCTGATTGCCAGTAACGAGGCGGTGTATTTCAGCTTTGGGCAGCGCGACCATTTTGGCCCTTATCGCGAGGGGCAGTTTGCCCTGGGGGGCTGCCGGATTGTGTGGACCGAGTTTGGTCATTAATTGAAGGGAAATCGTCATGAGTAAACAGCGTAAAGACTATCGCGCATTGCGTAGTGGTAAGGGACTGAACCAGTTTGATTTCTGGGCTCAGGTGGGGGTGACGCAGTCCGGTGGCAGCCGCTATGAGAGTGGCCGCAACGTGCCCAAGCCGGTGGCAGAACTGGTGCGCCTGCACCACGAGCTGGGGATTGATACCAGGCTGATCACCAAAGAGAACGCTGTACTGATCCAGGCCGTGCTGGAGAACGGCATGAAGGTTCGCACGAATGAGCGCACCACCTGAGCTGGATGAAGAGACCAAGGCAAGGCTGCGCTGGGAGGCGGAAAGGTTGGCCGCAGAGCAGGAAATCAGCCTGCAGGACGCCCGGCAAATCGTGTGGGCAGATTATCAGGATGAGTTTGCGGCCTGCGTGGCCATCGCCGAGCCGGAAACCGTGGCGCTGGATACGCCGGCACCGGAACAGCCAGCCCTGCTGGTAGATGCACCGGCACACCATAGCAGGGGATTCTGGAAGGCCAGCGAGACAACCTTCTTCACCCCGGAAAGGTTGGCCGCGAACCGCGAGCAACTGAACAAGGTGAAGCAATTGATAGGACTAAGGAGCAAATGATGGAAGCAACAAAACAGGGAGTACCGGCAGGCTACTGGAAAGACGCCAAGGGCTGCTTGATCCCCGAAAGCATGATCAAGCCGATCGACAAAGAGCGCGATCGCCTGGTGAACGAACTGGTGGGCAAGGCGCGTGGCGTGACCGACGTGCTGGCCAAATTCAAGGCCGAAGCCTTTGGCGATATCGCCGCATTTCTTGACCTGTCGGCCGAGCAGTACGACGCCAAGCTGGGTGGCAAGAAAGGCAACCTGACGCTGTATAGCTTCGACGGCAAGTACCGCATCCAGCGCGCCATTCAGGATCGTATCGCTTTCGACGAGCGCCTGCAGGCCGCCCGTGTACTGATCGACGAGTGCCTGGCCGACTGGACGGAAGGCGCCAGCCCGGAGCTGCAGGCCATCGTGAACCAGGCGTTCGACACTGATAAGGAAGGCCAGATCAACACCGGCCGCGTGCTGTCCCTGCGCCGCCTGGACATCAAGGACGAGCGCTGGCAGCGCGCGATGACGGCCATTGGCGAGGCCGTGCAGGTGGTGGGCAGCAAGAGCTATATCCGTGTGTACGAGCGCATCGGCGAGACCGACCAGTACCAGCCGATCGCCCTTGATATCGCGGGGGTGTGAGATGGCTACCGTTGCTTACTGCTGGGCAAGCGGGCTGATTGAGTTTGGCGAGTCGGTACCGGAAGGCGCCATCCCGATGGTTTCGGGAGATGACCAGAAGGTGCGCGAACTGATGGATGCCGTTGCCCGTATCGCCCACGACAACGTGACGTTGCTGGTGCCTGGTGTGCCAGAAGCTGATGACGACAAAGCCAAAC